GAGAAAGCCCGGCCTACTGGCCGGGGTTCTCATTCAGGGTTACGGGGTGATGTCAGCGCCGGTGCTGTCGTTGCACTGGATTTGCAGAACCTTACCCGGCTGCGTGCGGGTCGCCCCGAACATCGCGTTCGTGTAAACGTCATACGGTTCGCTGGACAGATCGTTGCGGATGGAAATGCGTGTCTGCATATCCCGCCAAAGGCCAAGGTACAGGCCCGACTTGGAGAACGTCAGGACGTTCCGCACAGTCGCACCGGAACCGGAGGTCGCGGTCTGCGTCGGAAGGCGCTCCATCACAACGATGTCGAACCCAAGAAAGCGTTTGACACGCCCATCAGTCAGCACCGGCCGATCATTATACTCGGTCGAAACCACCTGGACCTGGTTCAACAGGTCATTTTCCTGCTGCGAACCAATCACCAGGGTAATCGGATCAGCGTCCAGGTCAACGTGGTTGTGCTGGAAAACCCGGCGCGCTTCGAGCAGCTTGGCAACGGTCAAACCGGCCGATGCGGATGCCCCAAAGGTGTCCTGAACCTGATATCCACCGGCGGTCGATGCGGCGTTGTTGAAGTTTTCGCCGCTCAGCGAACCGGCGTCAGTACCGATCTGTGACGTGCCGAACGCGGCATTGATGATCGCATCATCCCAAGCACGGCCAATGGCCATCGCCAGTTCCTCGGTATAAGCCGATTTCGGATCGACAATCGTTTCGAGTTCATCGAAGCTGTCAATCAGAATGTCGCCTTCTTTTTCCTGCGGGAAAACCCACCGGCGGGTAAACGTCGGGTCGATGCGGTTCTTCGGAGAAAACCGGCCAGCGGGGGCACCTACGGCAATCGCGCCGATTTGGTTGATCGGGGACGCCATCTTACCAACGTGGTTCCCCTCACGGACTTTGCCGCGAAGTTTGGAACCCATTTGCTGGAGTTTGAGTTCCAGGTTGGTCGAAAATTGGGTGGTAAAGAGGGTGTAAAGGTTCTCGGACACAGCCGAATACTCCTGTTGGGGTTTATGAACACGGATTGGTCAAGTGGCCGTGTCCCCAACGGGGGGCCGAGGTAGGCACGAGAAACGCCCTTGTCCTTACGGGGAGCGAGAACCTAAGGACTTACGGATATTGGTCGCTATCGCGTCCGCAATCCTGCCTTTGGTTCAATGGTCGTTGTAATTACCCTTGACGAAATTGTCAAGGGGTATTTATGCGGCCCGTTGCTGGGCGCTGACAATGATCGTATTCAAAGCGGTCATTTCACGTTTGGCCGCGGCATCGCCATCCATATAGCGCTTGGCCCAGGCCGTGTCGTTCATAAGGGTTTTCTTCTGCGCGACGGCCTGTTCAACGGTCATAATGCCATTGTTTGGGTTGCCCCCGCTCGAAACAAACTTATCCTCGCCGATCTTTGCGCCGATGTTTCGGAACATTTCCATCACTTTTGCATAGCCGACCTGATTTTCGAGCGCCTGCACAGTTTCAGGATCGACGCCCAGAGCCAGGGCTGCCTGCTTGGCGACGAATTTATTCGCCTCCATGTTGGCTCCCCAATTCTTGGCGAGGGTCTGGCGCTCCGTCTCCAGGGCCGCAGTACGCTCTGCCTGGGCAGCGGCGGCAACGGTCTCCTGGTGTTTCACCACGGCCTGACCAAGTGCCGCCGCGGTTTCCTTGGGTAGCCGTAGCGAGGCGGAACTCTCGGCCAGGAAATCTTTGAACCCCTGGTCGATGTCGGTCCCGTCGGCTTTCTTCACCGTGCTGAAATCGTAGCCCGTCTTATCCACCGGCGCACCAAGACGCTGCCAGACCTGATCCCAACCGGCGTCGGCCGGGGTTTTCGGCAGGCGGATCAGTTCGTTTGCCGGGACACCAATGAACTTCTCGGCTTCCCGGTGGGCCTTGCTGGCCTCCAGCGCGACCGTTACCGGGTCTTTCTCGTGCCAGCCGCGGTTCTGGAGGTAGCCGACCGTCTCGGCGTCGGCTTTGCCTTCGTACCAGCGTGCGGTCGGTGCGGGGACAGGCGCAGGAGCCGGGGCTGGTGCCGGCGGGTTCAGTATCTCGCTCATGTTTGTTCATCCTCAATGATTTGAAAAGGGATAGGCTTGCCCGCGTAGAGGGCGTGGAGTTGTTCGGAAGACAAATGAAGGTGCTTCTGTATCCTCAGAAAAACCTCCCGCCGGCCTTCCGCAACGGCGTGTAATCGGGCATCTTCGTGAAAGCAGGTTTCATTGGCGCGACAAAAGACTGCCAAGTCCGCCAGCACTTCCAGACCGGCCGGAGAAGTAAAAGCCGCCTGATAGTTACGCTTACGTCGTGTTAGAAAGTCTAAAGTCGCGCGCCATTTACTCGCCATGCGTTACCCCGGTGGACCTGGTTGCTGTTGCTGCGGCGGTGCGGCGGGCTGGCCGGCCGCGGCATTTGGCGCATTCTTCTGGACGAACGCCTGGGCTTTCATCATTGCCGCTTGCGCCGGTGCCGCCTGGATTTGTTGCTGGACCTGCTGAGCCTTGGCCCGGTTCTGCCGCTTGCGGGCAATCGCCTGGTCGTCGGCCATCCAGCTTGTCGGGACGGATTGGATTTCCGCAATCGCCGGGATCGCCGTATCAAAATCAAACGGATCGAGCAAGGATGGGTCTTGCGTGATCGCGGTCAAGTCTTGGACCATGCTGAGCGTCCGCATGAAACCGGCGGCTTCCTGGGCCTTCATGGCACGCGACATTGGCGACGAGTACACAACCGAGTAGTCGCCCTTGGCTTCTTTGAGCCGAGGCGGCATCGGGGCCAGCAATCCAAGATGAGCCATGAGGTCGAGTTCACGGTCGATCAATGGTCCGAGGTACTCGCTTTGCTGCCGGCCGACCGTCGGGGCAAGAAGGATGCCCTTCTCGTTGGTCCGCTCGATCACTTCGGTCGCCGTCATCTGCGGCGTCTCAGTCAGGATTTGAAACAGCGTCACCAGGAAGGCGTCATTGATGAGGGATTTTTCTTCCTGCATCATTTCTTGCGTGACCTGGATGTTGCCAGTCGGCAGCACGCCTACCAGCGGCCGGCCATCTGCCGACATACCGCCCTTATTCACCGCGCCTGGCCGCAGGTTCATGTCCAGCAACCCATCATCGGCCATGAGCAGAACCGGGTCCGCGGCGCGGTGGCCCTGCTTCAAGAACGTGGTCTTTTCAGCATTCAGGGTTTTCAGCGCCGGCAGGACCATCATGGCCGGGCTGCGGCCGTAGGTCTCGCCTGGGGTCTGGTCGTACCGGCTGGCGGCAATTGGAAACGAACGGTAGCCGCCTTCCTGGAGCAGCGATTTGCCTTCGATGGAAATGTAGCAGGACGAAAATATCTTACCCTTGGCATCGAGCCGGCCAGGTTCGTACTCTTGGTTCGGGCAGACATGATGCAGGAAATTGTACTGCATTTCAGAATTGGCATCGAGCGGCGCGCGCAGAACGTCCGGGAACGTGTCGGGCCAGCGCTGCAAGCATTGCCGGGCGGTGAGCCGGAACCAGCGCACAAAACCGTCGATGACGCCTTGGTGGTTCTCCCGGAGGAAAAGTTCGCCAAGCGGAATGGCTTTGTAGCGCAAACCACGTTCGCCGGTCAGACTGAAAAATTCGTCCACGAACATCGCGCCGGTGCCGAACGCTCCGAGAGACTGGTAATTGTTCTGGTTCTGTGCGGAGAAATTGCCGTGCGGGCTATAGCGATATTTGAACAGCCGGCGTGTCGTATCCTCGAACCATAGCTTCGTCGCCCGATCTTTCATCACATACGGGTCATTGGCTTCCAGGCCATGCCAGAACATGTTGCGGGGCGTGAGCAAGCTGTCGCAGATCGCAGCAAAACGGGACAGCGCCATCATCCCGGAGGCATCGACCTGGCGGTCGGTTTTCTTCTGGCCCTGCCAGTTGAAGCTGCCATACATGAAAGTGTTCCGGGATGTCGGCAGAACCAATTCCGCGACTTCCTCCCATTGCGATGCAAACGTGTTCCGGGCGGTCTGGAGTTGCGAGAACTCTTGCATAACCCGCGCCACGATCATCATTTCGCGGTCGGACTGGATACGCGGCATCCGGGTATCGTAGGCGGCTGCCTGGTTAGCCAAGCGCGTTCATCCCAACGCCAAGGGCCATGGCGGCGGCACTCTGGCCCCCGGTCGCCGCGGCGTTCTGCGCCAGCTTCTTTTTCCGCTGCGCGACTTCATCCTCCATTTGCGATTGCAGATCGACGCCCAGGCCGAGGTCTACACCGGCAGCCGAAAGGGACATATTTTTTGCACTGGAGACGGCCACGGTCAGTTATCCTGCGAAGGGAGTTGTCAAGGGTTACTTGACATAAGATCGCCCGTTTTGTCAATGGGCAGTTTCCCGGTCCCGTCACATGTGTCGCAGGTAACGGCTCCGATGGTCCGCCGGCCGCACAAGGTTCCCGGCTCCGCAATCGTTACGGGCTTGACCTGGAACTTGCCCAGGCCCTTGCAGATAGGACACAATTCCCATTTAAAAATAGTCAAAGTCCACCCCGTCCGCTATCTGATTGTTCCGGCGTTTGCGCTTCTCGCTGCCCAGGGGAACCGCGCGAGCGAACCGCTTGGCCATGATCCCGATACGCGCGGCCGAAAGAATGTCGTCCCGGAGTTTGACGATCAGCCCATCCTTGCGGTGGTACAAGCGGTATTCCTCGAAGAACATGGAAAGGTGGTTCGCGACTTTGAGCCGGCCGGTCGCCATCCGCATCTGCATTTCGATAATCCCGGTTTCCGTCGATACACCACCTTCGGGCCAGGTTGCGTGCGTGGGGAGCATTGCCAGACCTTCCTGCCGGTAGGCGGCGGCGAGCGGTGCCCCGGTGACGGTCGAGCGGTTGTTCCCATCGTGCGGCCAGGCAACCGGAACGGCCGCACCGAGGGGCTGCATCGCGCGGGCGTGATCCGATGGCATCTTGTCGGCCATGCGGATTACGTGATGAAGATGTATGACATCGTTGTCGCGATCCCATAGCCAGAGGCAGGCGGCGAACGGATGCCCGATCCCGAAGTCGATGGACCAGAGTTTCGCCCAGGATTTGGGGACATCCTCGATGGCCGGCTCTGAAATGTTGGCCTCGGCTTCCGTGAAGATACGGCCCGACCCGAGCAGCGGCGTACCTCGGGCGCGGGCTTCGCGTTCGTGGGGGGCATAGCCGTCGATGATTTTCTGCCGTTGCTCCGGGGAAATGTGGAGGGCATCGTCGATTGTCATTGTCACGACGCCGCGGTCTGGCGAGGGTTCGTTGAGGAACCGGATGACGACGTTCGACATGCCGAGCAGCGGGGTGAAGGTAACGTACACCATGCCGCCCGTTGCGGCGGTACGGGTCAGGATTTCCTGGTAGATGTCTTCCGGCGGTTCTTCGTCGCACCAGACCAGATGCAAGGTTGCGCCCTGGAACTTGGCCCGGCCTTGTTCGTAGGACTTGAAGCTGAGCGTCGAGATACCGTCCACAACCCCATCGGTTTTATGTTCGACCTGGATCGTGTCGTAGGCATCCGTGACGCCGCGGGCCAGGGATGGCTTGTCTCGGAATGCAGATCGCGGGATCATGCCTGTGCCAAAGTCGGCTTCGACGCCTGGGTTGCCGCAGAGGATTGTTTGTTGAACATCGCGGACCAGGGTGCCGGTCTGGCCTACCCCCCAGGCTTTGACAGGGTGCCGGAACCGCCGACCGAGCCACCAGTCAGGGTATTCTCCCGTCAGATGGTAAGCCATTTCCGCGCCGCCGGCATAGGATTTGCCGTTCTGGTTCCCGGCCATAAGAAGCCGCTCGCGCAACCCCAGGCCCATATCGAAGAACGCTTGCTGTTTTGGGTATGGCGTAAAGAAGTCGATCTTGCGGAGCCGGCGCAGTTCCGCCGCGGCTTCGAGGGTTTCGAGGATTTCCTGGAGGTCAGCCACTTGTCAACCGGACGCCTTGACGAGACTGCGGCCGGGCGGGTTTGGGCCAGGGGCTACCGGCTGCTTCAGTATCCGCACGCCCCGCGCAAGCAAACCGTTAATCTCCCGTATCAAGTCCATGTCGTAATGCTCTGGAAATTTTGATAATTCTTCCGCCAGGATGTCAGCCTCGACGGTGTTTTTAGACCATAGGCCGGCGCAGATTGTCCCGATCCTCATAGCAAGTCCTCCAACCCCTCTGTGCTATATTCGGCTTTTTCCTCGTCGTAGACGTTCTGGAACTCGCCCTCGATTACAGGCTTGTCCAGGCTGTTTGCCCCCAGTAGTTTTTCAGCATCTACACCAAGAACTTCGGCCAAGGCTTTGATTTTCTTGATGGTTGACGCGGTGTCTTCCTGGGTTTCTACCGTCACCTTGTGTTCCGTCCGGGCGTGCAGGCCGGCCCTGTTCAGGATCATTTCCACCGCACGCAGCCTGACCTTTTCGTTGCTACCATTTGCTGCAATGTTAACGAGTTCCGACGCGGCCATCACGGCGCTGGCCCCAATCCTCTTGCGCGCTTCTTCCTGGATTGCCTCTTGCACGCGCTCATCATGGGCCAGGCGGTAGGCGGTCGAAGTGGCCGAGTTGTCCGTGTTGCAGGCGAACCCAGCCATTTTTGCGGCGCGGGTGTAATTGATGTCCTCGGGATGCTCCAGCACCGCCAGGACGAACGCCTGCATTTTGGGTGTCAGCTTGCGCATCGCCGGGCCGAGTTTTTGGTACGGAGGGAGTTTGATGATCCCGGTTTTTGGTTGCGGGGGGTACAATGGTAGGGGCATAGTCATACTGGACATTAGTTTGTTTTGGTTGTCAAGGGGTGTTGATTGTCAATAGGGTCCGCAAAAAGTCGCCGCGTGCGATTACGTGGCCTAGACTTTCCTCAGACACAGGTTAGCCGCGGGTACGCCGGCACCCACCCCGGTCTTTTGAAACACTCGCGCGCACACGCATCCGATTGTATGGGCGCGCTAGACCGCATACGAATAGACCATCCATACAATTTTGGTCAATCAAGGGATT